GTGGCAGACATGGCAGAGATACCTAGAACTCAGGCCAAGACTATAAATCTTGGTCTGTTCTATGGTATGGGAAAAAATAAATTACAAGCTGAACTTGGAGTCTCTAAAGAAAAAGCTGACGATCTTTTTAAACAATATCATAACAAAGTTCCATTTGTAAAACAGTTGATGGACAATGTAATGTATAGAGCCCAGGACTCTGGTAAGATTAGAACTTTACTAGGTCGTTTGTGTAGGTTCCATTTGTGGGAACCAAATCAGTTTGGAATTCATAAAGCCTTGTCACACGAAGCAGCGCTCGCGGAACATGGACCAGGGATCAAAAGAGCTTACACTTACAAAGCTTTAAATAAATTGATTCAAGGAAGTGCGGCAGACATGACAAAGAAAGCAATGTTAGAACTTTATAAAGAAGGAATTACACCACACATACAAGTACATGATGAATTAGATATCTCTGTCAATAATAATTCTGATAAAATAAAAGAAATAATGGAAGGTGCAGTTTCACTTGAAGTTCCTAATAAAGTAGACTATGAATCCGGGCCAAATTGGGGTACAATAAAATAAAAATAAAAGAGGAGGAAACTATGGAAAAAGTAATAAGCGAAGCTAAAAGAATATGGAATTTAGCAGTAGGCAACAAAAAAGCTACGGCTGTAGTTATAGTTGCTATTATCATAGTAGTACATTTAATTACTAACTAGTTATTATGTATGGCTTATCTAAACGCAAACATACCAGTTACATATGCGCAGATAAGAAGAGAATATCTTTATGATCTTAAAGAACATCATGGAGAAACTGAAGATTGTATTATCTTCGGTCTTAGCTCTATTACAGGTCGCCCTATTTTGTTCCATGCGATTATGGAGAATGGGGCTATCTTTTATCGTCTCCCGATATCTGCCTTTATACAGAGAGATTTTAGACCGGAAGATGTTCCTCAACGTAGACCTGATGAACTTCAGTTATGGAATTGTTTTAGTTATTATCCTGCTGTCACTTCTTATGATATTCTAGATGGACAGTGCGGCAAATATTTTGGTAAAGATAAGAAATTACATCCAGGAAAATATTTATTTACTGTTGACTGGGCACATCCAGAGAGTAATATAGTCGACACAGATCATTCTGAAATTTCGCACGAACATAAGTGCGCACACATACTTGCACTAGACGACGGCAACTATGCGGCACAGCCAAACAATCGTATCATATGGAGTATTCCATCATTTACAGTTAGAGACGAAACTCCTGACTGGAAAGTACAAACAAGTGATTGGAATGTAGAGGATACAGGTAAATGGAAAACAGAAGATACGGATAAATTCTTCTATAACATTGAGGAGAAAAAAGATGACTAAATGTAAAAAATGTAATCATAATTGTCACTGCAAGGATGACCTGCATTCAGATGAGTATGGTTTATGTGCTTGCGATAACTGTCAATGTAAAAGAGAATATAAAAAAGAAAAAGATCATGCAACTGACATGACTTACGAAAATGAGCACAATGGAAAGTAGTTATGGATTACAGATTCACAGCAATACTTATAATATTGATGTGTTTACTAGCTTTTTGTGTCAAACCAGCTCAACACTCATCGTTGAAAAATAAGACTAAAGAATATATAATCCAAAAGCCATGATGGAAAAAATTTTAACTTTACTAGTAGGACTTCTAATTGCATTAGGAGGATGGTCTTTATCTAGAACATTTGAGCTTTCAACAGGTCAAGTTGTACTTGAAAAACAAGTTGAACAATTAGAATTTGAAGTAAGAATGATAGATGAAAAGATGGAAGAAATGTTTAACATGGATGAAGAGATTATGGAGCAACATAAAAAATTATTTGAAAAATTAGAATCAAATCAACCCTCAACAGGATATAGTTATAACTAATGAGCAATAAACCACTCAACATATCTGAATCGGCCGCTGTACAGATGCCGATGAAAACCGTAGCTAGCCTAATTATTCTCGTCGGGATGGGCGTGCTCGGATATACGGAGATAACTTCAAGATTAGTATCGTTAGAGACATCAAGAGAATTATTTGAAAATGATTTGTTAAAAAAATCTGAACAGGTACCCGTGGATCAGGAGCAACATTTTTTATTGGAAGATCTTTACAAATCTGTAGAGCAGATTGAAACACGGATCGAGGATATGATGCATAATAAAGTGAATATCCAATTTATTCAAAAACAAACTGAGAAGCTTTTACTTGATGTTGAAGATCTAAAAGATAAAGTAAGAGCAAATAAAAATGGAGGTACACATTGACCGAGTTAGTGGTAGCCCTACTTATGATAGTACAAGGAGAGATTAAGGAAGCACGTATCCAGCCGGCGATGTCCGATTGCCTTAAGGGGAAGCGTGTCGCGATGAGGGGTAATACTTCAAAAAATGTAGCCTATCAATGCGTGAAATCGATGGCGGAATTAGAGACAAATATTGACGGGTCTGTAACTATTAAAAAACTTATCCTAGAGTAATGAAAAAAAATTGTAATAAATGTAAGAAAGAATTTGAAGCTAAAGAAGAATTAGATATGTTTTGCAGTGATGACTGCAAACAAGAAGCTCTCGCTGACCTCGATAATGACAGTGATGAGTGTCTTTCGTGTCAATGAACAAAAAAGCGTATGCTTTTTTTCTTAAAAAGAATAGAAAAAAGAACCCAATAGCAATAGATTTAAGTGATGGACGTTATCACCAACGTGTGGTAAAGAGTAAGAAAGTTTATGACAGGAAAAAAGTTTCTAAAATTCAACGCGGAAGTAGTGACGGGGAAATGTCCGACGTGTGAGCAGGATACTATGTTAGTTGGTATTACACCTGACTTTTATAGATGCGTTACATGTGGTAGTGATTTAAGACAACATATTAATGGGAAAATAAGTTATATCCCTGCAGTAAACGCAGGTGAGAAAATAGAATTAGTTACTAGAGATAAATAATGGCTAAGAAATCTCAATTCGGAGTCAATCTATATCATAATCAACAACCTCGTAAACGGCCTGGAAGGCATAAAAAACGTTTAAATAAGAGCGAAAAAAGAAATCAGAAAAAAAGAAAAAAAGGTACTTGACACTAATCCATTGATATCCTATATAGGATATATGAAAGAAAAAGTAATAACAATAAGTAGTAAAGACATAACATCAAAGCAATGGTCAGTTCTTTTATTAGAATTGAACATACTTAAAAAAGCATGGAGTAAGTATGCTAAATTAGAATTAGCAGCTCCAGGTCTTAAGAAGATTATAACTAATGGAACAAGAAGATACGATCTAAAAAAAGATTAATGGATTTAATTATCTTAACAGATGGTGTGTATCATTTGGTTCCAGTGACAGAAGAGATGATGGCAAATATAAAACTGTTTAAAGATACAGTTATATATTCAGATTTGTGTGATATATTGAGAATTAAGTTAAGCACCTATGCTGATTATCCTATTAATCGTCATATGATGAATGATGGTAGTGGTGATTTTTTTGGGTGTATTTGGAGATAGAATTTATAAGACCGTTAGTAGGCGTCCAAGTTCTGCAGTAACTGCGTTCCACTGTACGTTCGCGATGACCTGAAAGGGTAGCAACGAAAGCGGCGCCTTCTACGTTAGTACGTGCACGGAAAGCGTAGGGGCCGAATGAATTATGAAAAAGAAAAAAACATTACAGGGGTACTACATAGATGGTAAAGGAAACATCTTTGAGTTGTGGATGGATGACCGTGGTAATATTACACAAAAGAAAATGAAATAATCAAGCCCATCCCGAGAGGGAATAAGGGGATAGGCTATTGTGGTGAGAAGAGATCACTATTACACAATCGCGTTACAGTTGTCAAGTCTCTTGAATTCCATTACAGGAGAAGGTAATAGATATTCTATGTTTATTAACTTCTTCTGGTCCAATCTCTTTAAGCTTTCGAGCTGACTCTTCATAACCTGCAATACTACATTCATACGCATCTTTAAACTGAACCGGCCATTCGTATGGGGGTAGGCATGCTCCAGTATTCATTGAACACATATATAAAATTAATATAAATTTCATCTTGACAATCTCTTATTCAATCCTATATAATCATCAGAAATAAATGAAAGGAAATCATGACTGATATAACCAAATATAGAAATGTTTCGTTAACACACGAAACATACAAGACTTTGATTGCATTGTCGAAGGTTTTATTGCCCGACGCAAAGTTATCAATTAGTAAAACCATTGAGCAAATAGCAAATGAGAAAGCGAAGAAGTTAAATGGAAAAATTAAAAAAGCATAGAGTACACATAGCTATCTGCCCGACATGTAAGGGTAATGGCTATTTAAAAGTCGGCACTGAAGAAGGAGAAGCTATCCATCAGTGCTGGGACTGCGATTCGGAGGGAGAATTTTATGTACATCAGCCCGAAACTGATTCTATTTATGACGATGTTGATCTTTCTACAGATGATGTTGTTAAGTTAAATTAATATGCAAGAGAATAAATATTATATAAAATATTTTTCAAAATCTGATGGGAAACATGTAGTAAGGCCATACGATCCTCATCCTGATAATCAACATGAGTTTATAGCGAGTACTGGAAACTTATGTAAAAGATATTGGGATAAGAAGAAAGAAGGATTGAGAACGGCTAACGCACCATGGACCATCTTAAAGAAGAATGCGAAATAATACTTCTATCTCTCGTCAATTAAGAGAAAAGATATTAGCTCTTAAAGGTTCTAATATGTCTTATCGAGAAATGAGTGAAGAGATAGGGTGTTGCAAGTCTACTGTACATTATCATTTAACACCTGGAGCGGCTGAAAAAATTAGAAAACGTTCTGGAAGAGAAGAGTGGAGGTCTGTATGGAGATTTTGCTATGAGCCTAAGAAGAAAAAGAAACCATTAAAATATAAAATAGATACTTTGCTTCGAAAAAAATTTCGAGCATTTTTATATGGAGCAACTAGAAAAAATCAAACAAGGAGAAATAAGATGGGATTAAAACATAAAACCACTAAAATATTCCATGTGCTTGCTAAACTATGGCCTGGAATAGTTAAGGAAAATCAAGTGTTTCACGCAGTTAATCAATGGACCAATAAAAAAGATTATTATCCTGATGGTAAACCGATTATGACGCCATATGTAAGATGTAAACTAACTGATGAAATTATTAATGTAAAAGCTAATACGACTCACTGTGATCATATTAATGGTGACCCTAGTGATAATAGTGTAGAGAATTTTTCTGCTACTCATGGGTGGGCCAATCAAATGAAGGGTGATGCACCTAATTATGAAGTACTTGAAGAACGACTAGAAACTATGTTAAAGACTTTACGTAAATATAAACCTAAAGATAGATTAAATAACAATTATAAAATAGATTATACCGATGAGTAAAAAACCTAAATGGGACGGTAGATCTCGACCTTCAGATGATGTATATAGAAAACGTTGGAACGAGATATTTGGTCAAAAGGAAAATGAAGAGTTAAAGGAAAGTTACGAACAATCTTTAAAAAATAAAAAAGAACGTGATGAAAAAAATAAAACTTAATATATTAAAACTAATTCAAGATACGTGCCACAAGGTTAGCGAGTGGGCGTGGAAAAAACGTATAATTCTCATGCATGAAAAAGAATAATAAATTCAACTATATACAAGGAAAACAGATCACGGACCACGAATCAGGGACCAGGGTTTATGAGATAGTTGGTACTAGACTTCCGAGCGTTACTACTGTATTAAGCGCCACCAAAGATCAAACATTTTTAAAAAATTGGAAGGCCAAAGTTGGAGAACAAGAAGCAGAGAGAATCAAGAATCTATCTAGTAGGCGGGGCACAGCCATGCACAAATTCTTGGAGTCTCATATCGGAGACATTGGCTACGATGATCTTACAGGGATCGGACAAGCGGCGAAGCCCATGGCCCAAAAAATTATTGAAGTCGGTCTTACGCCTGTTGAAGAATATTACGGGACAGAAGTTACATTACATTATCCTGGCCTTTATGCTGGGAGCACTGACTTCGTATGTCTACACAATGGTATGGAAACTATAGTAGACTTTAAACAATCCAATAGACCAAAGAAAGAAGAGTGGGTGCAAGACTATTACCTACAAATAGCAGCTTATGCCATGGCTCATGACCATGTTTACGGTAGCAAGATTAGACAGGGTGTCATAATGATGTGCACACCTGATTTATATTATCAGGAATTTAAGATTCAAGACGCCGATCTACGGGCGCAGAAACACAAGTTTTTGAAGAGGCTAGACATGTATCATGAGTTGAAACACAGCGAAAAAGAGCAGGCAAACGTCCAGATTGCCGCAGAAGACTTCACCAAATAAGGCTGAATTGTGTCACAATTGTGGCAGAAATGTGTTCAAATCTAGTTTAGAATCGTTCTAAGGACAGTTTGTATAGGTATGGCAAAAGTTTTATAAAAA